GGAGCATTCTACGGTGCTCAGATTGTAATCAATAAAGGAGCACAAGCTACTACTTTGGCACCTAATATATACGGCTTACAAGTCGTAGTAAAGGGAGCAGCTACTGGTGGTAACTGTTATGGCTTCCAAGTTGAAACACAGTCTTCAGGTGAAGTAGATTACTTAGCTCACGTGCGTCTGAATACTGGTACTACATTAGCATCTGGTGGTGCTATGTTGTATTTACAGACGTACGTTACTACAGCAAAGGCTCTAAAGATAGAGGTACTTGCAGCTGTGACTATGACTTCTTCTATATCTATAGAAGATAATGCTGGAACAGGGACTATAACTAATCTGATAAGTGTTGATTGTGAAAATACTACGTACTTCTTAGCAGATGCTGCTGGTGATGCAGGATTCTTGGCTGGAGTAACTACACACGATACCGAGTCTGACGAAATAGCTTGTAATATAGGCGGTACAGTTAAGTATATAAAACTGTATACTTAGATAGCTAGATAAATATCTATTAGGTTGGTAAACCTTTTTCAAGATTCCAACTCCGTAAGGAGCATAGGCAAGTAAAGTATAAATATACTGATAACAACTAGTAAGATAGTAGGAGATTAAAATGAGAAAGATAAATCTCAAAAACTACACAGTCGAAGGGTATGACCGTGAGAACGATAAGCTAATACAAGTCCCATACGATGTCAAAAAGTCTATTGTAAACATCTTACTAGTAACTGGAGAAATAACTAAGCAACGACTAGACAAAGCTAGTCTACTTCGGAATAACTTGATCGCTCAAAAGATATTGAGTGCTAAAGACTTCGTGCTTATAGAGGAATCAGAGTTTAGAATCATTGATCAGGCCTTTAACTCGTTCCAAGGGTTCGGCAAGAATGAAGTAGAACTGTGCAAGAGGATAGACGAAGCTGAGACTGTAGAAGTCAAAGAGAGTAAGAAAAGTAAAGATAAGTAACAAGGATAGAAGTATCCTGTCACCTCTCTAAGGAGAGTTTACGATCAAAAGGAGGAGATGAAAGACGACTCTAACTATAACGCACCTGAGGACTGTAGTAGTTGGTCCTCTGAAAGTAGTGTTCTTTTCAGTAGTAGATAGCGACGGTACTGGTGGAGATGTAGAGCTAAGTGGCCATTTAAGACACATATACTGGGCTTGTGGTAATAGCATCACTCATAATGCTGTTGTATCTGCTAAGCGGAGTAGTGGGATAGACGACGAGACTATTACTCTAGGCAGTGAAGCTACAGCTGGAGACACTATTGAATTAATAGTATTTGGAAAATAAAAGAAAAATAAAGAGGAAGATGGGAAGTATGAAGTCTCTGCATAAGTTAATACTCGGTCTATTCACTATAGGCTGTATAACTGTGTTAGAAGCGGTAAATATTATCTACTTAGGTGTAGATGGTAGCGTTCTAACAGGAGTTGTAGCGTCTATAGCAGGAATAGTCGGAATAGTTATAGGAAAGAAAAGTAAATAGGGAGATAGATAAGGCGACTGGTAAGAAGACTAAGGTGTTTGATGTTGAGATGGCGACTGGTAAGAAGACTAAGGTGTTTGATGTTGAGATGGCGACTGGTAAGAAGACTAAGGTGTTTGATGCTAAAATCACCGAGAATCAAACAGTTATTAGTAGCAAAATCGTTAATGTATTCGGCTTTACTTCATTTCTGGCTTGGATTAAAAATATTGATGCAGAAGATGATTTAATGTGGCGAGTTCAAAGTCGTATGACTGGAGATGATCCAGATGCAGCATGGGAGACTCTTATGTCTTGGACAAGAGTAGGTGAAGGAGTTACTGATTATTTTCCAGCTGATATTAATGAAGAGGTTTTAGTTCGTCTTGCATGGGACGAAGTAAGACTTCAAATAGCTAAGTGGCCTAAAGAAGCTGGAGAAGCTCAAGCTGATGCCTGGATCAACAGAAAGCGAGGATAAATACTTGATAGTAATTAATAGTTTAAAAATAGAAAAAAGGAATAAATAAGTAAGTAGGAGGAGAGAAGATGGCGACTGGTAAGAAAACCAAGGTGTTTGACGATAAGGCAACTACTGACGATTACGTTAACTCAATAATTGTCTCTGTCTTTGGGTTTGCTAGAGCATTAATATCAATTAAAGAAGTTAATACTAACGCTATTAAGTACAAGATTTTAGCTACGGCGGATCAGTACGATGCTGACGCTCCATGGCACGAGATAGTTGTTGAGACTACTCTAGCTAAGAATGGTTCGGCAGCTCATGGATGTGCTGAAGCTTATGACGCTATTAAGATACAGATAAAAGCTAGCGTAGGTGGAGCACAAGGTAAAGTTAATGCTTGGATTAACAGAAAGCGAAGGTAAACTCTAAGTAGGTAGTTAACGTGTCTTATACGCCGCAATATACAAGCGAAGCTAAAATTGAAGGTTATCTACAGGTAACCATAAATGATAGTTCGGATCCTACTACTACAGAGTTATTAGACTGGATAGAAGAAATTGAGTCTGATGCGGACCAGAGAATGTTGGGAAGTTATACGCTAACAGACTTAGCATTTGATGTACCGGCTACTAGTACTATACCTAGGAACTTCCAGAAGGCTGGCTGGTTAGAGTGGGTTAGATTGTATGGTTACGACTTTGCTGAAGGCTTAGTTGTTATTCCTCCTTATATACCGATTGTAAGTGTGTCTTCACTGTCTAGAAGGACTTCAGGCTTAACAGAAGCTGAAGCTTGGGAGGCTTTAACTGAAGGGCCTGGTGCTAATAGCTCTTGGGTCCAGCTTAAGAAGAAGACTAGGTCTAAGCAGTACTACGGTATGGCTATATTCTTTTACGATAACATACCTATAGCGGGGATAGGTAGACTTAAGATGACGTATAACTATGGTTGGAACTTACCGACTGCAGTCATTAGAGAGTGGTGTACTCTTAAGGTAGTTATTAAGACTTTAGAAGTTTTACTAGCTATACACGTACCGCTCGGCACACAGGACTATAGTGTGATGGACATAAGAGTTGCTGCAGCTGAACTAAAGCGTAAGTGGGCTACGGCTTTAGACAGGATAGCAGAAATAGAGGGGAAGCACTTCCCTACTGAACCCAAGAACATAGGGGTTTTGTTGTAAGATGTTGGTGTTGAAGTATAATGTCGTGGAGTCAGATCCAGAGTAAACAAGGCGAAGCTATTAACCATTATGTTCATAGTTTTGAAGATACTCGAGATAGTGATACTAATCTTAAATTAAGTAGTTGGGCGTCGCCAGTATCAATAAATGCTGTTGTAAGAAGCCAGCCTACTAGTGTAGTAGTTATACCTGCTGGAATTTTAGAGACAGAAGTAATATTAGTTCTATTTAATACAGCTTTAGCGAAGAGGGATAGATTTTCTTGGAATAGTAAGTATTGGGAAGCACTGCAAGTAGATGAAGTGTTCTTTAAAGGAGAATTACAATACTATAAAGCTACGTGTACTAGAGTAATAGAATGGAGTCCACCCACGTGACAGCGGAAGACTTTACTACTTGGACGGAAGTAGATCCTAATAACCATCTTAGTCAGACGAGCCTGAGAGCTACTTGGACTGATATGATAAGGAATGAAAAATGCTACCTATATAGAGAAGTTACTACTCTTACAGACTTCACTCACTTATTTGAATTCAGAGTAACAGCAATAGATGTTAATACAGACTTTGATAATAGGTCACTTTCGTATGTCTGGGCGGTATCTACAGCTCAACCAATAGAGTTCTGTTCTGGAACTCCTACTGCTATTGGAGTATACGTACTCGAGATTAACGTCTCAACTAATACATTTAGACTCTATCTTATTCATGGGGTGTGTGCTGTAGGTGATCCATCTAGTAGCTTAAATGTAGGTACTACTTATTATGTTACAGTCACGAAGAGTGGCGCTACTGTTACATGTACTATTTATTCTGATAGTAATCGAACTATTGTTATAGACACCTTAACTATGGATCTTACAGGAAGGCTTGAAGAAACAGGAAGCTTTAATTATGTCCAAACTGGACTTAGTGCACAGCAAACTTCAGATGGTAATGACCAGAGTGACGGCTATGTGGAGAATCTCCATCTAAACATAGCTAGTTGGGAAAGCAGTGTAAAAACTACAGATCCAGAAGAGACTATTACTGACTTATTAAATGATAATATTAATGAGGGTACTTATGACATTACAGAAGACGATGGGAGTACTCTTGCTACCTTTGCGGCTCAAGGAATAATCTCTACAGAAACTGTAAAGGAATCGCTTCTTGATACTGATGTGATAGCAGTAGTATCTCATGGGGAAGCTATGAAAGAGCAGATAGGACTGCAGGTTTATGAGGAAAGGATACCTATTAATATAGATATCTATGTTCTAGATAAATACTCATCAGGTAGTAGGGTAATTACTGGAACTAAACTTAGGTGGAAGACTAAAGACGAGATAATAAAGCTCTTAAAAGCAAGTACTATTACTATAGGTGGGAGCATACTGAGGTTACATCTGATAGAAGATGAGGATGATGATATAACTACTCAACGTCCTTATCTATACCATTCAATTATAAAGGCTGAGGTAATAATAGTGAGGTTTGGCTAATGGTAGAAGACCCAAAAGATAGTCTATATGATCTCCTTAATAGTAACCTTAATACTGCAGGCTATAACATCTATAAAGATGATAACTTAACTAAAGTAACTCTTGTAGTGGAGTATGATTTACCTATAGAAACAATAGTGGAGCTGCTAGCAAGTACAGATGTAGTAATAACAGTTAAGCAGGAGCCTTCTCCAAAGGAGAGGCTTAGTAAAGGTACATTAATGGATAGTATAGGTATAGCCATAGAAATATGGGTTATAGATAAGTATACAACAGGAACAAGGGTAGTCTCAGCAAATAAGATAAGGTGGAAGACTAAAGATGCTATACAGAAACTATTAACAGATAATGTTAATACTCCTGGAGGAGATATAGAAATATTACGCTTAATAAGGGATAGTGATGACGATATGACTACTACAAGACCTTACCTCTATCATTCAATCATAAGTATAAATACAATAATATATAGATAAAGGAGGAATAAGAAAAAATGTCGGAAGTAATTGCTCCGGAGCATGTCTTACTACAATATGATGTAGAGACAGCTTACGGCACTACACCTACTAATCCTACTATGAATTGGATAGGAATAGTACAGGATGTCACTCCAGGACTAGACATGAGTAAACTAAAGGCAGGAGGAATAGGTTCAGCAGATATAGCATATATCAGAAACGGTCTAAGGAAGCCAGAAATGACTATTAAATACATACCACAAAACATTACATTTATGGACTATGCAAGATCTATACCGATAGGACTTACTCTTGAGTACTTAGCAGAATATGGAGCTACACCTTCATACGTTAGTCTAGTACATAAAGGTATGCTTATAGACAGTATGGAAGTAGTATTGCCTAAAGAAGATTGGGATGTAGTAACGCTTAGACTTATAGGACAAAATGTAACTTATGGCACTGCAGCTATAACTGGTGAGACAGCAGCTTCAGATCCAGCAACAGCACCTTACTCTTGGTTTGATGCCGAGATAGAGATGGATGTGAATGGTGGACTTTCAGAGATATTAGTGTTCGGTACTAGTAAGTTCTACATAAGAAATCATTTAAGACCAATCCCGGTAATAAGAGCTACTAATCCTACGCTACTTAAGTATCTACAACGATCTCAGCGGGAGTTAGGAGGAGAAATACAAGCATACTTTGAAGACAAGACTCACTTAGATGAAGTGCTAGCAAGTACAGATTTTGCTATACGATTTACCCTTACAGGTTCAACACCGTTCTATGATTTTACAGGTTGTTATTGGGATAGACATACTCTAACTACTAGAATAAAAGAAATACCGTGTTATGTTAATCTAGCATTTACAGCTACAGGCGTTGATATAACTTAAACTTAACAACTTAAAGGAGATGATGTAGATGGAGATAGTGGATATAATTGGAGAAGAGTACGGGAAGAAATATAAAGGTAAGTACGTCTATAGGAGTATCTCTTGGGGAAAGCAGAACAGCATAACAGAACAGTGTACTAAGTACATGCCGGGTGGCAAGACTAGAGTAGATATGAAGTTACTCCAAGCGAAACTAGTAATGGCTACTCTTAGAGAATCACCGAAAGTAATTAGACTTAGTCACCTTATAGACGAGAGTGATAATGGCTTACCAGTTGCTTTAGGAAGTAAGATAATCCAACTAGTAGACAAGGTAAATAGTGTTCAATCAGAAGAAGAAAAAAACTAAAGAGAGCTATGATGTTCGGGACACCGCACCCGGATTTAGCACTTTATAGGTTGGTAAAGGGAGGAGAAGGTGGACTAGGGTTGAGGATAGAAGACTTGTATGATAGACCAGTAGAGATCAGTTTCTTAGGGTTGACTATCAAAGGAGTTTTAAAAGCTTATCCAAAGCGATTAATAGATAAACTGATAATGGTTCAGCGGATAGTGGACGATAAGATCTTAGAAGAAATGGGGAAACCTAAACATGCCTAAAGATACTTTTGAAGTTACAGTGACAGTTGAGAATATGCCTGAGTTTATGAAGGCTTTAAGAGAATTTAATCCAAACCTAAAGAGTGATATGTTCCCGACTATACAGAAGGTAGCTTCTAAGTTAGAAAGAGCTTATAAAGCTGCAGCACCGGTTAAAACTGGAAGACTTCAACGCATGACTTACTGTATCGCTATTTTTAATCCATTAGGTCTTGAGATGGGAAGTTTAGCAGAGTACGCATTCTGGACTGAGACTCCTCATGGTACATGGCCGGGTGGGTGGTTTGCTAATGCTTATAACCGTAATATATGGCGAATAATAGAAGGTTTTCAACGGGCATTAAAAAGAGCAATAAAGAAATATCAAGATAGAGTGAGGTGAGTACTATGGCAATGGCAGGTTTAGGAGGAGTTGGAGGAGGAGCACCAGTTCTATATATGGCTATAAGGGCTAGAGACGAGACTAAAGATACTTTCGATAGAGTAGGTAAGAAAGCCTCTAAATTAGGTGCTCAAATGATGACTACTGCAAGGCGTGTAGGAGCATTAGCGATGCGCTTCGCTACTTTAGGAAGAGTTACAGGGTTACTTTCAGATGAGCAGGCACGATTTATAGGAATAGTAGGTACGGTAATTAGTGTAACAACTATGATGGCTGAAGTAGTAAAAATGGCTACAGCAGTAGATTGGGCACATGTAACAGCTCTTATATGGAAACATTCTTTACTAACACTAGGAATTGGAGTAGCGATAGCAGCGGCAGCTGCTCTAGCAATATTGGCTACGGCTACTCAATCAGCAGCAACAGCTCAGAGTAACTATAATAGAGAATTAGAAGCGGGAGCAATGGCACAAGACAGATATGCTTCTAGACAAAGCGGTATGGTTAGAAGAGGAGAGTTCGAGGAAGTACTCTAGGCATGACAGGGTTACTAGGACTACCAAATCTTACAGGTACAATCTTTGGTACAGTAGCTCCAGCAGCTGCAGATATCTGGGATCTACATGTACACTTAGGAGTGACTAAAGAAGTATCTAGTTTTAGTATAGTGCTAGATAACACTAATGACAAATACGGAGTCGGAGCTAAAGAAGACTATACTGCTTATGTTGAATATGATCTAGATTCAAAGTATACCGTCACTGCACATCAGATAACAGTAGAAGATTTAACTAGAAACGAAGTAGCTTTTATCTATAGAGACTTTGGAGTTAACTACTTTAGTGGAGATTTTGAATTTGATGTAGAAGGACAAGTAAAGGCTACAAGTAATGGTCTAGCTACTGGTTACTGCTGGGCTTTAACGAACCTTCTACAGAGTTTAAATGTTATTGATGGTGTCTCAGGAGACTTTCTAGCAGTAAGCTTTCAAGAAGAGGACGGTGATGTAGAGTGGAGAATATACTTAACTGAGTGTGATGGAGGAACTCTATATGAAGATTACTATATCTGTTCAGCTGATACTACTTACTATTTAACTATAAAGCGAGACGAGTCTGTAGGAACATACGGAACACTTTACTGCTATATCTACTCTGATTCGGCTAGAACTACACTAGTCGATACTCTAACTTTAACACTGCACACTAGTAAGAAAGACTTTAGATATCTACATGCTGCCCAATCCTATGGTGGTGGCATACATAATGTCTTTGATGGAGTATATGCTAATCTAGGCCTTATTAGACCTATAAGCCTCTTTGATGCAGCTAGAATAGATCTAGGTAGAGGAACTAGTCATCCACAGATATTTACTGGTAAAGTAGAAAAAATAGAATATATAGACAGAGCTGAAGAATATGAGTATTCTAGTATAGTAAAAATAAGTGGTAGATGTAACGGCTGGCAACTATTTGCTAAGAAGTACTCAGGAGATTTAATAGCAGACGCGGGATCAGGACTAGCAGGAACAATAGTAGCATACTTAATAGATAACTATACATCTCTCAGCCATGATCGTAGTGGAGAACTAATAGAAGATAGTAGCACTACTTATATCAAACTAGTATATGATGAGCCTACAACTATATGGGAGATACTACGCTTTATCTGTGAGACAGCAGACGATAGCGGGGTTATAGGCTACGAGATGAGAATTGAATATGATGGGAAGTTTAGATTCTTTGCTAAGAATAGTATAAGTGAAAGTTACGATCTAGATGCAGAAGTACAGTTAGAGAACTATACTAAACTTATAGAGAAGGTGAAGAATAAGATAACTATTAAGGGTAGAGCAGATAAACCTTTCCCGTTAGCTAGTGATGGTACGCCAGGATATGATGGCTGGACAGATTTAGCAGTACCTCAAGTCAAGACTACGGTAAATAAAGATAGCGCTGCAGCTCAACCCGTACTGTGGGTAGCTGATAAAGACGTCTTTACTCTAGAAAAGGAAATACTAATTGGTTGGACAACTGTGAGAGAAGAAGCAGTTGAGATAGTAGGTAAAGGCGCAAGTAATGGGGATGAGTATCTACAAGTAACGCCAGACTTAACTTATGAGCATACAGCAGTCCAAGCAGATTTAGTAGTACAAGAACAGACATGGTTTATAGCTAGGGGTGGCGGATCAATAGCAGCTGAATCTACAATTAAGCGGGTAGGATCTAGATCAGTTAAGACTATACCAGGATTTGCAACTTCAGAGATAGCATTCTGGACTGGAACTGATAATAAAGTGGATACAACACTCTATCCAGAATTTAAAGTATTAATAAGAGTTACAGGAGCTTCTGCAGAAGTAGGTCTTAGATTATACGATTCTACAGGCAAGGATGCATTCCGAGCACTTGGAACTATAGATGATGATGGCTACTTCCACGACTTTACAGTACGATGTGATGAAGACTATGGAGAAGAATGGGATATAGATTCAGGTTTTGACTGGTCAGATATCTGGGTAATTGGAATAACAGACGAGTTAGGAACAGCTACTATGTATATTGACTATATGTACTTTACAGGTAAAAGATGGGGAGGAGGAACTGATAACTCTACAGTAGATGGCTTTGCTGAGGATACTACAAGCCAAACAAGTTATGGTATTAGAGAGTACTTTGAAATAAATGAGAACTTCTTATCTGAAGCTGAATGCGAAGCTAGAGCAGACTGGTCTACTACAGCTCCTTTAGCGGGGAATAAGACAGGAGTAGATATGACTCCTATAAATGTAGATGCAGATTATAGGATAGACGAGATGGACATTCATGTAAATATGAAGGATAAGACACTCGGTGTAGACTATGTATTATCTGCTACGCCTTCTAGACTAGCTGATTATCTATATAGGCAGCAAAGGAAGATTAAAGAACTATCACTTACTAGATCTTCTAAGAGAAGAAAGCGATAGTAAACTTTATAAGCTTTGGAACTTCTTAAAGCCTAATAGGTGAATGAAATGGATCCTATAATGGAATTAGGAACTACACTTGTTGAAGCAGTAGCTGAGAATCCCTTTGCTGTAGCTTTTCTAGCGTCTATAGCTCGTAACGTAACTGGTTATCTTTGGAAGAAAACTAAATACAAAGTTAAATATGATAAGCGTGAATTTCTGGCGACTTTAGTGAAATTTGAAGTAGCTGTTCCAGCTTTTACAGTCTTAGCTGGCCTCGTTCTCGCACCATCACAAGCGACTATTGTAGCCTCAGCAAGTGTTGTTTTAGCAGACGTCGTAGCTTCTTGGAGAGCTAAACTCCAATAAGCTTCATACCTTTTTTTAGTTAGAAGAGATACATTTATATTCTAGGATGCTAGCTTATTAATTGAGTAAAAATGCGAAGACTAGTATGGAAACGGACGAAGGAACCATTCCGAGTAAGTGAAGCAATCTCAACGAGTAAGAATAGAATCAAGAAACAAAAGATTACAAGGTGGAGCGGTGGAGTTAAAATCGAGGAGGTAGAATAGAAATGAAAACTAAACAAACTATAATATTAGGAATTTTACTAGGACTCTTAGCTATATCAACACAAATACAACCAATATACAATTTAGTAGAAGCGATACTTTAAGGGGTTTAACTTGGTCAAGGACACGGGTAAGCGAGGAGCACAAGCTAGATCTAAATTCTACAAGAAAGTTAAAAACATCAGCGAAGAACAAGCTATAGAGAATTTTAAAGAAAAGCAGAGAAGACTAGCAGAAAAGATGGGATGGAATGATACATGGCTTAAAGACGCTAAGAATAGAAGGAATATTAAGAACCATAAATCTAGGGTGAAGCATTCTGGACATGGTAAATGATCCTTTAGTAAGATGCGCAAAGAAATTAAATCAGAGACTATCTGAAGAACTTAAAGTAGTTCTTTTGAGTGAGATTGATGTAGAAGATAGTGCTTCTCATTTTGCTGTTTGTACTGATAAACGTTGTTGGGGTATTTCGAATCTAGATACTCAAGTAAGCTATCTTGTTTTTGATAGAACAGTAAAGAGATGTCATACACTTAAATTAAACCTTATAAAAGCCCTGACAGAAGTCTCTTTACATGAATTAATTCATCAAATTATGAGATATGATTACTCAAGATTTATTAATAATGAACCTAAGGTATATGCTTTAACTTACATTTTATTAGCTTACTTTCATTTAGATCATGTAAAGAAACGTATAATAGATATATTCAAAAAACTCGATTCTAAGTACGATGTAGGATTATTCTTTAATGAATTAGCGGAGTCTATTATAGATGTGTGAN